GTCCAGGTAAGAAACACAAGATTACTAATAGTAGCTCTCCAGTAATGTCCATTAGGACTTTTTAAAACTGGGCCTTTAGTAGTGCTATCAGTGATAATATCATCGGTAGTATCTACCCCTTTAGTAGTACGAGATACCCCATTTAATCCAGCATATCCAGAGACAGCGTTTTTAGATGAGGTAAGTTCCACAGGATCAGTAATACCATACCCACTTAAAGTCGTTGGAGTTCCTGTAACAAGTGTCCAAGCTACTCCTGAAGTAATACTATTAATGAGATTGCGGAGTTTTTCATACCAATCATTCCAGTACCCCGATCCAGGGGCTACCCCTACTGGAAGAGGGGGTAGTTTACTAGCCATTATGAAGTTCCACTATCCTGTAGTAAAAAGACTTCCCAATGATTATCAGTACCTGCTATGTTTAGAGTTGATCCAGCACCGCTATTCTGATCTGCATTGAGAGTTAAAGCATCTCCCCGAGTAAGAGAAAGAACACCTGTAAACGAGCAGCTATTTCTACCTGTACCAACGGTGTTTGTCTCTTGTTGGATTAATACGGAGGTACCATTATAAATACCTAGCCTTACTTTAGTACCCGCTGTCAAACCATTTACATGGATGGTTCCTGATACTTTATAAGCCCCAGTGACAGGTACTGTATATGTAGAGGTGCCTGTATTATAATCCCCACGTGGGTTATAAATAGAGGATGCCATTGCAAGGTTATTAGGAGCAGTACCAAAACCATTATTAAGGATATTCACTGTTCCTGAGGCTCTTGAAGCAAATCCAGTAACGTACCTACTATCGTACACCACAGAGTTGTCTACAGGTGTACTAGTTCGGTAGGTTAGTGTAGCACTTGAAGAGATGTTTACACCAGTTAAAAAGTCAGTGTTTGTTAGACTAAACCCAGCATTATCATTGATGCGGTAGTTGACAGTAACTCCAGTAATTCCAGTCGAACTATTAGCTTCAAGGAACTTACCTAAGTCTGCTTTTACCCCACCAGCTTCAATGCGATGGGTAATATCAAACAAACAATTACTTACCTGAACATTTGAGGCATTAGAGATATTTAAGGCTACCTTAGGCCAGTAACTGTCAGCTGCATGATAACGATGGACAATCCGACATTGGGTAATGCGTCCTTGATCTTGATTAATTATCCTAATACCGTACTGGGGATCATCTAGTTCCAGAATCTGAAATTCTTCACGACTTGACCTACCACCAGCAGACCCGTCATAAATATCAATTGCATATCCATAACAAGTGCCTACAGAAACCTTCTTGTAGATGTTTCCTGCTCCACACGTCTTTACTGCACCGAAGCCAGTGCTTGAACCATAACAAGCAATGTTAAAGATTTCATTACTAGTAAAACCTACAAAGTTGTTATTCTCAATTACCCAGCCATTCCCAAAGTTACTTTGGAGCCCGTTAAACAGACAAAAGGCTACGTGGTAAGGATCAGGGTTGTTTCCAGCATATAAGTTTTGTGGGATATATAAAAGACTTCCACGGAGACTATCACCATTTAGATAGTCAAAGGTCCATCCATCGCACCCACGAATAGATAGCGCATGGGAGGCAGTCCAGCCACCCGGCTGTGCTGTACCATCAAATCCAATTCCACCTAGATAACCCCCCTTTAAAAACCTACCTGCTGGTGAGGACTGGGTTAAATTTTGGATAGTGATGATGGGGGCATTAGTAGTCCCCCGAGGTTTAAAGATGGTTTTGTAGTACCCGGCAGTTTCAATAGAAGGGCCAGCAGTATGGACATTAGTTAGTGGTTGGAGTGTTAAAATCCCCTCATCTACTGAATATGTGCCGGCACCGAGATACCCCTTCTTTCCTGTCATACAGGCCGTAAAAAATGCCTGCATTGCAGTGGTGTCATTCGTAACACCGTCCCCCACAACACCATACTCTTTAGCATTAATGTAACCATGTAGTTTCCTGTAAACAGCATCATTAACATCATTTAACCAAGGAGAAGTAACAACTGTCCCTGAAGTAAAAGTAGTGTCAGCCATTAGCGAGTTCCTTTGTTAATATCTACTTCTAAATCTTGAATACGCATTGCATATTGATCAGTGTAGGTGATTTTAAATATACGTTGTCTAAAGTTCCCTAAACGTGTCGCGCAGGGAAGGTCTTGATTTAGATTAATAGAAACTCCCGTGGAGAATGTTTTATAATCATTATCACTCCAAGAAAGCGTAATATAGCTATCTACTTCTGGGCGATCACTTAGCAAGGAGGCACGTGCCATACTCTTACGGTTTAATGTTCCAAAGTCAGAAGCTTCAGTGGTTACAACCACTGTATAATTTACACCATTATCTTGATAGAGTTCTTCATTAAAACGATATATGGTGCTTGTACCATCATCTAGAGCAAAGAAACTTCGTGAGCTGGATGAAGAGGTAACAGAGGACGTTTTACGAATATCAAACGTAGAATTGCTTTGAAAAGCCCATCTAGTGATAAGCATAGTGTCTACGTCAATAGCCCAAGTCTTACTAGAACCTGCATTAATCAAATAGAAGGTGTGTCCTTGTACCGATACAATAACCCCTTGCCAACTTGAAATATCATCCCCCGCTACATTCAAATAACGAGAGATACTTGGTGTACCAATAGACTCGATCTTAAAGTCCTTTAGAACAAACACATCAGGCTGACCATTCATATCCTGTCCGATAAAGTAAATACTATTACCATAAATAGCAAAGCCACTTAGATAACTATTAACTTTAATAGGAGTATCGTTACGCTGTAAAGGGCTGTCTGGGGCTACATTAGCAGCATCCCAGAAATACTCAATAGACTCTTTACCAAACACTAAGATGTAGTTGTTAATCTTTGCAATACGAACAACTAAGTCAGGTTCCATTTCAGCACTGATAAAAGTATCAGCAGTCCAAGCTAAGGGATCATCCTGATCACTATTGTATAAATCAGCACTATTGGCTTTACATACAAAAAGATAACCGTCTAGGAAAATAGGATAGGGGAGATGTGCTGGGAGGTCTGCGTCTGCGCCAGTAACTACAGTATTTGTGGAATCAATTGTAATAATACCACTTACTGCTGTACCATCTGTAGCTACGATTTTAGTTGTACCATCAATATACAAAAACTCCGTAAACCCTACTTCTCCAGAGCTTGTTACAAATACATCTGTAAGAGTCACAGAAGTACCTGCACTTACATCATAAACATAAACACTACGTCCAACACAGTAATAGAGCTTACCTTGATCCGCCCAATAATGCATACCTCGAACATTTGAGGCTGCTACAGAAGGGATCACTTGAGAACTACCACAGCGTTTCATAATGAAATGACGCTGGTCGCCTGCTTTACTTTGTTTCACAGGCTCCATAAAAACGTTTAGATAATCTTCATCTTTACCTAACTGCCCACCATCCCGCTGGGCCACTTCACGAAAGAGCTGCACTCTATCCGAAGAGTAGGTATCCATTGTAGGTGTCTTAGTGTAGGGCAATTAAGTTCTCCGATGAGGCATGATAAAAAACGAAGCGTCTTCACCACCATTTTCTAAAGCTGCTTCTAAATACTCTTTAGCTTCTTGTTTAAGTTGCTGCCGATCCGTCATTGGGATAGACCATTCAGGAGCAAGAAGCACAGCAAGTTTATAGATTAAAGCGTTGTACCATTCTTCAGGAAAATCAGCAGTATCACTACTGGAGATAAAATATTGAAAAGGGCGTTGGTATACTAAAGTAATTGTGGAAGTATTTGTACTAGTTGGAGCAGGCCAAAGACTAATAATTCCATAATTAATAAAAGGTTGATAAGCAAGCTTTAAGGGAGTCCCCGTTGAACTTTGAGGAAGAGTGTTGTAAGTAGTCTTAGAAACAATTTCCATATCAATCTTAGCACCAGTGTCAGTACGAATAGCTTGTAAGAGATGTACAGGAAACACAGTGTTTAATGTAAGCCCTGTACCAATGTTATAAGAGCCTGTAGTAGGAGTAAAGGTATACTCTGTACGAGCCCACAGCATCATCCCTTTACCACGAAGCTCTGCTACCGCAGCGTTCAGACTTTCAGAACCATCTGAGAGGTCTTGAGCTGAGGGAGTTTGACCCTCTGCTAATACACCTAGTTTACGTAAAGCTGCTGTAACAATTTGATCCCGAGTTCGAGAATAAGTATATACACTACTAGTAGTCATTAAGGTACTCCATGTCCATTACTGTTTAAATCAAGTAGTACACTATAGGCAGGAAGTGCTAAATCTGCTTGCATACAATCTGCGGTACCTAAATCTGCAAAAGCACTACGAGTTGTAATATCACAATAAGCTACATATACATCAGGACCATCTTTACTTACAAATGTAGGGAAGGCAGATTCACCATGTACTTTAATTAGAGTTTGAGGGTGACGAGGTTCCCAGCATTTCCCACAAACAGATAGCCCTGTCCACTCTTGTCTAATCTCAGTTGAAGGAAACCAGAAACCACATCGGTGGCAAGTAAATTTATACCCGTGACCGGGCCATCTAATTTTTTTCATATTACAGTAGGGTGCGTAAGATCGCTGCTAATTTAGGAACTAAAACTTCAGTATTAGCCAGCTCATTTTGATGTAAACCATCACCATAGTCGTATTTGCTATAAAAGAACTCTAGAGCAGCACCATCACTAAGAGCAGAGAAGTCTAGGAAAGTAATACCATTTGCCGCAGCAATCACACGCATTTCAGCGTTAAGTTGCTTACGTAGGGCATCACTAGCTGCTCCACCTGGAGAAGTCTCACGGGGAAGTAATGGGAACCAGATGATGTAAGGAATGTTATACTCACGCGCCAGTCGAATACTGTCTAATGCCCAATCACGACTTTGAGTCATACCATACTGACCCGCAGTAACCCAGTTAGAGGAGTCATCATTAGCACTTACAGGATTAACCACAAGCACTGATGGGGCAGGACAACCTGCTGCTAAATACTGACGAGCTAAGGCTAAATACTTAGCAGCTCCTGCTACCGGAGCCCCCATATTTGCCCATACAACGGGGCGTTCAGGGGTACTAACTTCTGCACATGCACGCATGCCCCAAGAGTTAATAAAGGTAGATTGTGTAATAGCATCAGGAAGATTGGTAATAGAATCACCAACACCCCACACACTTAATACAGGTACATTAAAACTGATAATTTGACCATATTCAATACAAGCATTAGGTGTAATATTATCAGGTACAGCTATTGGGGTGCCTACATAATCAGCCCCAGCGCCAGATTGTGCATAAATACGTCCACCATTTACTGTTAGAGCAGTTGCAGAAGAGAGGGAAAGATTTGAGGGCATCCAGGGAGTAGCTGCCCCAAAGCCCCCACTAGCGGTTGCTCCTGGAACATATGCACGGGAGAGTAATAGAGGCCTTGTACTGTTTTCACCTGCTACTCGTGGAACTGAGGCTAGGGGAATACGATCACTAATAGCAATAGTTTGTGATGTGGCAGCGGCCGCAAGGGTTACAGAACCAGCTCCTGAAAAAGTAACAGGTTTAAATCCCTGCACCGTAACTCCAGGAGCTACTTGTGGATAGAAGACTCCCGAAATACGTGGAACGGTACGATAAGAAGTATCTGCTACACTGGCAGTTTCCGTCACACCCACCACCCCTTTAAAGTTTAAAGTTGCGTTACGACGATTCCATACAACAAGACGCACAGCACTAAAAGGGGCCTCGACCTCTTGTTTTACTGAAGTAGCCCAGTCAAAAGCTAAAGAACCACTAGGAGCTGCAAAAGTATAACCACTTGCATCAGTGGGACCAAACACCTTCACCAAGGCGTCTGTACGCCTCGTGGTGCGATTTAAAGTGGTAAGTTGTGCAGAGGTAACAGCACCCCATGAAGTGCCATCACACCATGCCTTTTGATAAGGCACTGCTGTACCAATGTTAGCATTACAGCCCACATACTCTGAAGGCGGGAACTTAGTAGAAAGTTCTGCAATAGAACTATAGGTACCCACAAAACCATTAATATTACGTGCCATTATTTACTCCAATTACAGCCATACAAGTTTAATAAAATTAGGGGCTGTAGTGTCATTATCCCCATCTGCTCGGAAAAACCATCGGCCTTTCTCTGAATCTAGGAGAATAGCGTCTGGATCACCTGAATCCACTAAGTTACGAATACGTGCTCGTAATGCAATATCTGTACGTAAATTGTAATGCCAGTAGACCTCCCCTGAGATGGGCTCTTTCACCCATTGTCCAGGATTTTGCCAATCTTCAATCCTACCCACTTCTAGCCAAGCATCCCCATCACGACGGGGAACAATCTCCCCGTTTACAACTCGGATGACATTAATAGCTCGTAGCACTCGACGTAGTTCAGCACGATCAGAAGCCTTAACTCGAAAGTAATAATCACTCATGATGTTATTGCCTGTAGTTCTGTGTTGGTGAGTCCACGAGGATAGTAGCTAACTTTCCGCAACCACCGCCACATTGTAGGAGTGTTCACGGTACTAGATACTCCAAGAGCCAGGGTTGTAACTGAGGGAAGAACTCCTGCTAAAGTGTCAGGAGCAATTGCTCCACCATTACTACAAATAGCCCAGTCATTTAAACGATAACGATAGGCTGATTTACATCGAGCCCCTGCCACCGGAGTAGCGTTTAGGTTGACCTCGGTAACACCCGCAACAACCGAGTGCATAATCCCCCCAATAGTAGTAGGGGTAATTACTGTTGACATGTGTGTACGATTTGCAGTAGTACCGTCTGAGAAGGCAAGAGCAGGAACAAACGCGGTAGCATTTGCCATGTTGGTTTCAAAATCAGCAAACACAGTACCTTCAGTGGGATTCCATGTGGTGAAGGCTGTTGAACATGCGTCTACAGCCCGTGTCGCCACAATACCATAAGTAGGAATAGGGCTAGATGGGGCGTAGCAAGAGGGTGTAGTTCCACCTTCAAGCTGAGGACAAGCTACCCGCATGGTAATATCCACAACCTCGCTAAGGGCATACGTCATGCTCAGCGCCAGGCGGATATTCGTAGACCCGGCATTTGCAAGGGTCCCCACCGCATAAGGGCGGTGCAGTCGTAGCGATGCGGCCCCCCAGCCAATAGAGACATTAGCCGCGCCTGGCGATCCTAGGTAGCTGGGATTCCCCTCAATAAGCTGGAGAGACTTCGACCCTGATGGGTCGGTGCCGGAGAGTTTACGAATATAGACACTACCGCACCAAAGTTCGCCAACGGCCGCAGTGGTCGATGCAACGGCGTTGAATTCCAGATTCGTCGTACCCGCCAGTGTGGCAGTTCCCGAGAACCTCACATCAACATAAGGCATTCCGTCTTCGGTCCCAGTTCCAACAATAGATGTTACAACACCGTTAGAATTTCCAGCTTGCCAAGTCGTTGGATGAACCCCAATAGAAGCCCCAACCATTTCAGAATTAGCAATACGATTCGTACTGGCACCCTCAATGAGAAAGCCACGAGCTTCTAAAGTTACTGGGTTGTAATCAAAACGTGGGCCATAGTAAGCAGAGGCTGCTGTACTGTTCCACGGTGTAAGTCCAGAAACAGATTTATACTCTAGTTGGGGGGCTGAAATAATGACGCCAGAAGCTCCATCACCATTATAACTATTAGTTACCCCACTAGCTAGATATATGATTAAGTTTGCTGCACCAGCAAGGGTACATGTAGCAGTTACAGAGAGTCTCCAGACATTTGGCTGTACTAACTCAATTGTAGCCGTAGCCCCACCAGACAGGGCCACAGCACCCGTAGTTAGGTTAAAATAAGCTGGCCCAGTAACTGCACTAAAATTTCCGGTGGGTAATTGTAATGCAATATCCCGACCGGACCCTTTTACGTATACTGAAAAACAGTAAGGAACTCCGGCAACAAAGGTTACACTTTGTAAAATAGAGTGGGTTGCAGCAGCGGTAGAGTCCTCTGCAAAAAGAAAAGGTACTCCAATAGAAATATCACTACTAAGGGTGGTAGTTGCTCGTGTTTTTACCCAAGAAGCATTACTAAAATCGTTAGAACGCACAAGCATATTGGCTGGAGCCCATACACGTTGCCCAGCAGAATTAAACATAGTAGCATTACTGGCACGGGCAAATCCACCTACCAGTGAGTTGGGTAATTGATCTGTAAGGAAAGAAACAGAATAGGAGGGACTAAAGTCCCCTCCCACTGCATTCACTTCTTGTGATCTACCACTTAACTGGTAAACATCTTCCGCACCACTAATCTGAGGATTAACGGTATAAGTCACCTTACACGCTCATCAAGATAGACACAGCACCGCTGTTAGCTGTGACACGTGCCCGGATAAACTTCCAAGGAGCATCAGTAGTAAAACCATCACTACCAGCAGCACCTAATGTAATGGTACCTAAAGTTGTAGCACAGGCATTTACACCATTATTACTTACATCAAATACTACAGTTGCAGCAGCAGTTGCTACAACCTGGATAGCACTCTTAGGTGCATCCTTGTATAACCAAGCACCCGTAGGGGTACCAGTGGTTCCATCAGGAACCAGATTCGTTACGCGACCACTCTTAACAAAGACGTTGTTACTCATTTCCATCCCCTTCCATAGACAATTACTTGTCAGCTTTTTGTTTAACTGTTTCTTGAATCTCTCTGAGAGCTTCCATAATTGGCTTTAAAGCGTCTTGTAACCGATCATATCGAACATAATCAGTGCCAATCTTTACTTCTAGTTTAGCCATATCTTCTTTTAACTTCACTACTGCGTCCCACAAAGTACGGGAAAACCATCCCAAAATACCAGTAGTAGCCGCTAGTAGGGCGATAAAAAGTTGTTGAATATCCATTAACGCGTACCCCGTATACTTGGAAATGCTAAAGAAAGAGGGGGCTTCTCACCCCCATTGCCGTATGTTCTATTAAAGACGTTACGGGTAATCGTCTAACGAGTAATCGTCTATTTAGTCGTCAACACCTTCATTACCAGAGGCCAGGAAGTAACTTAGAATTACATAACCTGTGCCACCAGCAGTTGAACTACCTACGGTGTAGGTTGAGATAATACCCTTATCTCCGTCCAACTTAGTAAATAAACTAGCACCAGCAGAGGTGCCAGGGTTGACTAGACCCACCTTGGTCGTTGCCATTGAAAATGCTGAAAGAACTGCGGAAGTAGACCCAGCCCAACCTAACACAAAACTACCAGCGGCAGTTACAGCGTCAGTGGTTTGGTGTACGTGTACATCAACAATTACAGCATCCTTTGGAATAACACATTTAAGCGTTGAGCTGTCTGTACGTGCAATGGGCACAATCTTAGTGATAAGATCGCGCCCCTTGGGATAAGACAGGCCAACTTGTGAAGCCACAAAATTAGCCATGCCTATTCCTTAAACGCCAGGGCTACCGTAGATACCCCGACGATCAGTGAAACCAAAGCTGTAACGGGCAGTAGCCTTATACTTAGCATTCTCGGTGTCAAAGTCTTCGTCCATACCAAACTCGTCAGCACGACGTTCAAAATACTTCAGACCATCCTTAACATCAGTCAGAATGAACCATGCATCAGTATCGGTCAGATAATGATTTACCACGACTTCAGGAATCATACCCATAGTCTTGATCGCATTAATATCATTCAGGTCGGTGCCAACACGGCCATCAGTCTTCAGGATACGATTCGCCTCAAACATCAGTTCCTTCGGAAGAACCAACTTACGGGGACGAACAGCAATCTTCAGACCACGGTCGTTCTTGAAGTCTGCAATATCAATACAGGCTTGCTCAAGAGCAGCTTCTGAAAGGTCAACAGCAGCACTAGAACCATTGGTGTAAGTACCACCAGCAACGTTAGGAGCAGTAGCACTACCACCAACGCTTGCACTGCCTGCCGAAGCAATCAGTGAAGCACCATCACCACCAGCATACCCGGTGTTGAAAGCACGGTTAAAGATGTTAGCCGCGATGATTTCCTTCGTCTGACGCATTGAGAATGCAAGACCTTGGGCCTTCTTCTTACCAACAACATCATACAGGTCGTCATCAAAAGCTTCACGGGTTACGATGAAGCCCAGACCATACGTTACGTGTTGGTAACGACTGGTGAAACCTTGCCGGGTGGTGTCATAAACGACAGAGCCGCCTTGATCCTTAACCACTGCAAGACCCATACCAGAGGTACCAACATCCTCCTCGAAAGCTCGACGGGAGGTATTCTTTTCAAAGAGTTTATCCCATTCGACGGGATACTCATCATAAGCCTGACCGTACCAGGTATTAACACCAGGCCAGAGGCTTTTTGCAAAACTTGAGGTAGTGATTACGCCACTCATATCTTAATCTCCTTAAATACCAGTAGTACCAACGCCCATGTACTGATGACGATTAAATCGCACCAGTAACCGAGCAGAAGCAGCAATCTCATTATCAAGACGCTGTACAAAACCAAGAATTTGGAAATTCAGGGTAGAGGTAACAGCCTTGCTAGTAGTGCTAATTGCAGCCGGTGAGGTTACAGTAGCGCTAGTTCGGGTGAGAGAGTTAGCTAGGTTAGTATGACTAGCATTCAGACCAATATCCACAGCAGCAGGAGTAGCTGAAATATCAGCTTCTACTTCCATGATAATATCAGTTGCGTCTGCAACCAAAATATAACCAGCCGCGCCGGCTGCAATTTGAGCAGCGGCAGGAAGATCAAGAACGAGAGAACCCGTAGTCATTTTGCCTACAGGATCAAACTTAGAGGGGAGAATGCCAACAACAATACCAATAGGTACATCAGTAGCACCACAAAGTTCCGCTGACGGAATACCGTTAGCGTCTGCTGAACCAGCAAGTTTAGCTACGTCACCAACCAGGATTTCATCCGAAGCGGCAGCAACGTAATAGAGGGTCGCCTGACCGTTGTAAGGCGCGCCTGAGAAGTGCTTAACGGGTTTAAAGCCGTTAATGCGGGGAGTGTTAGCCATGAGCTTATCCTTTCAATAGATAGAAATAAGCGAGGCCCATAAATTAAGAAATTTCTAACTTGCCGTAGTCGGCAGCTTTACGGGCATCACTTTTCATAGTGCCCTCAACCTCATCAATTTCTGCTTGTTTAGCAACCTGATCTTCAAGAGCATATTCACGAGGAATACGCATGATGACTGCTTTGGTGCCTTGACCAACAGAAAAATGTGCTGTGGAGCCTATAGAAGAAGTATTGTCCACACGTTTGTTACCAATCGCTCCTACCTGTTCTTTTGAGCAAAGCTCATAGCCGAGGCCTTTTAGGTAGTCTACACGATCATCAACATCGTTGACAATACGGTACGTAAAACCCTCTTCCATGTTCTGGATTGCTAAGCGGTTACGCTTACCGAGAGTTGCACGACGGGGGCGGGCACTTGCCACTGAGGGAGTTCGAGCCATAACTTTCTCCTTACTTGATGCCACGGATGGCCTTTAAATCAGCAATATATTTTTCTTTGGTCAGCACTTTTTGCCGAACAAGGTCATTCATAACCTTACGCTCTGTCTCTGTGAGGAAAGATTCATCAGAAACCTTTCCACTTTTTTGGGCACCTCGACTTGAGTCAACGTCTGGGGCGCTGTCCTTATTAGGGTTACGGAACTTAGTGGGGAATTCTTTACGAACTTCCTTTTCAACTTCACGTAACACCTCTGAGGGTGTCATACCAGTTGCAGCAAGCTTTGCACCTACTTGGTCAGCATACATCCGCATATGGGGAGTGTTGTTGTACCATTGGTTACGAGCTTGAAAATTATCCCATTCTGGATTAGAAATTACTTCTTCTACAATAGGGATTGCACGGGTCTGTTCAATCTTAGTGAGCTGTTGTTCAGCCTTTTTGATCTCAGTATCAAGTACCTCAAAGTTATCACCATCGCCATCCGCTAGGGCTTGCTTACGCTGAAACTTCATTTGATCAATGGCCTTATTAACAGCCGCCTCTTCTACACGAGTGTAGTGGTCTTTAAGAGCTTCTAGAGCTTTAGATACTGCTTTGATTTGTTTACTTTGTGATTCAATCTTATCAAACAGAGGTTGTCGCCGGACAAACTCCTTAGCTTCAATAAAATCATCCTCATTACCGTGAAACTCTTCCTTGGGACGCCATCCCATTGAGGTAGCTCGTTGCTCCAACTCAGTGAGTTGTGGAACTTCATCAGGGATTTGGTCTACATTATCTACATTATCACTCATAGGTCTTCCTTAAAAATTGCTACTACATCTTCGTCGGGTAATAATTTATTACTTTTCCGGGCGTTTTGAGAGCGTGTTAACATTTGTAAATTTTCAGGTACATGTAATCCACATACAAGTTTGTGTGTTAGTGGAATAATATGATCCACTTCTAAACCACGTTTATGGGCTAAATCATAAAACTCTAAAAGATATAGTTCATCAAACTCAGTTAGACTCTGAGGCTTTGCCTTTAGTTTACATCTTCGATATAAACTTGCGTAAGCTCTATAATAGGCTTTATTATTATTTTGATACCTATTAGAAGTCTCTTTTCGTTTTTCTGGATTCTTATCTACCCATTGCTGTTTAGATAATTTATCTTTTTCTGAATGCTTAATTCTATAAGAAGTTTTAATACATTTAGAAGAACAGTATTTACGTTCTTTAAACCAAGTACGTTTAAAAAGAGGTTTAGGACATTCTTGATTACAAATTATACAACTACTCATCTTTAAAGATACAGATACAATCTTCATCATTTATGATGAGGAAAATATCATCTTCTTTTCCTGGTTCTGTGATAAACTTGCCCCCAAATTTGGCATAGGCAATAACATCACCGACGGATAACTCTCCAACATAATCTTCATGGCACTTACTACCAATTTGTAGTACAGTGCCTTTATCGATATTTACCTGCTCTTTACGCTCAGATACCTCCGTTAGGATGATACCGGCCTTCTTGGCAGAGTCAAACACCTTATCATGTTCTTGAATCTTGAAAGGCTTTACTAAAATACGACAGCCTGTTACTTTAATCATTTTTTACAACCCAATCCTCAGCTAACAAATCCGTTTGTGAGGCTAGCCAAGGAACCCTAGCTCCAGGAGTATTTGAGGCATCTTTAGGATAACTCATATATACATATGGAAGAGTCATTTTACTATGGGCATCTGGTACTTGGAGAGTTAACCATAAACCTTTACCATTCCATCCTGAACGATAGATAGATTTACCTTGCTTTAATTCAATAAGGGCTTGTGAAAAACTAATCATTAGTTCTCCTTTGAGAAGTAGTCTGAATCAATAATTTCTAGGAGAGCAGTGATGTATCCTTGATGGTACACCAGCTTTTCTGCATCCCATGTAAGACAGCTATCTTGCTTGTCTTTTACAGCTTGTAGCAAGCCTTGCTTAAAGGCCCTGCTTACTTCGCTTTCGCGCCATTCTTGGACGTTGATTTTGCCACCTCTTTCTGTTGAGATAGTTTCTGTTCATGGGATTGTTGCTTTTGTGCAAGTCCCTGGGTTGCTTTAGCACGTTCTGTTGCACTAAAGATGTTAGCCATCTGAATATCAGAGGCCGATTTAATCATGGCACTTTCTTGCTGAGCCTGCATTTTCTGTGCATGGGCTTGTGCCTCCATTGCCATTTTCTGTTCTGCACTACGACCATCAAGTTCCATTTTCATGGTCTTAGATTGAATGTCCACTTGTGCTTTTTGTTGATCTGCTTGCATCTTAGCTTGAATAGCCATCATCTTAGGATCAGGTGGGGGTGGTGGTACTTGACCACTTTGAATAACCTCATCGCTAAAGAGTTCCTGCCAGTTAGGCTGTTCCTGGGCTTCTAACACCCTTGAGAGCACTTTAATTGGGTTGAAGATAGGACCGGCTACCTGGAGCATTTCCATGAGCCCCTGAGCCTTCATAAGCTTCTCTTGTTGAGAAGCGGCGTTGGGATCAGCAGCAGGAGCCACATCACAAGAAGAAGCATCAAAATCTTCAGGACTAATTTCCATATCTAGGACGGTAATATACTTATTAGGGTCTAGATAAAGACTGTTTAGCTCGAAGATTTTATCAAACTCTTCTGCAAGAGCACGGAAGATACGCTTGTAAACAGCAGTGAATACCTTCATACCCTGTTCTACAGTAGCCATTGTGGTAGTAGCTGGGGTATTCTGTCCCGGCATCTTACCAGTAAAGATTTCTGCTACAGAAGCCAGCTCTTTCCCGGAAGTAATGAGTGTTCCCATGAGTTGGAACAATACTGAACTTGGCTCTTTAGTGGGCAGTGGTACGATTTGTTTTCGTAAATCATCTGCTGTAGCATTGACGGGACGCCATTCTCCGGGTCGGAGAGATTGGTCCCCCATTTTAAGTCGAAGAGCTTTGCCGATAAATCCTGATTGGAGGTTGTGTAAGTGTCCACTGTCTACTAGTTGGTTAATGAGCGTGTTTACGCTCTCGTTAATAGGGCCAAGAAGGATACCAAACCCAATGTCATAAAAAGACCCATCAGGATTAGGAATAAAACCAAACTTGGTGAACATCTGAATTGGCTTAATTGTCGCAATAGTTTTACCATCATCTTTGAGCTTTACATCGTCAAGGTGATAGCGCCTACTAATGCGCAATAGTTTACCAGAGGTATATTCAAAAGTTACAATGTAGGGTTCTGCATACCCATCATCATCTAGGTCAAGGAAAGTATGCTGCTCAATGATAGTGTAAGGAACACTACTATTATGTTGCATAGCGTCCTCAGGCATGAGGTTGGGAGCAGCTACTGGATCAGAGAGGTCTACATTAGCATAAATACCCATGTTCTGTTTCTCTTTGAGAATACGACGAGACATGTGAATTACTTCACTAATGCGCTCAGTCTCATCCAAGGAAACAGTCCAATAGTTAACAACAATGTTCTTAGGTAAGACTAGTTTGCTCTTAACCTTGTCTTCTACCTTGTCATACCACGTTTTCTTGAACATCGTACCAATGATGGGAAGCATCATCAGCATCTTGTCCATATCTTCTTCCCAGCCATACATTTCGTGCATAACTTGGTAGGACATGTAGGTAGAAACACGTTGAGCTTTTTCGTATTTCTGTCCTGTTTGATCCTTACCAATAACTGTAGCGTTAACTACCTTACCGTTAGCAGGAACCAGACTAGGATAAGACCGTGCTGCAAACTGCATAGCAGCAGTAGCAACTAGGGGATACTTAACATTACTGGCACCTGGCCAGGGATATGTCTTGTCCTCCTTAGTTTGTTTAGCTAGAGCAATCCAATCATCAATATTGCTTTCCCACTCACCACGACTCTCTAGGTCTTCTTCAAAACCCTCTTTACATTGAGAAGCA